TAGTGGTCGTACTTTTTGAGGTTGAGCGAGTAGTGTTAAAAGTCGTGGTGGTGTTAAAAGTAGTAGTAGTCGACTTAGTTGTATTAAAAGTAGTAGTTGTATTTTTTGTAGTTGATCTTATAGCATTAAATGCAGTAGTCAAAGATCCATCTGTTTCTAATACAACAGCATAGTTTACAAAACGAAGAGTACCATCAGTAACTTTTATGAGAATAGGATTAGGTGTTTCAATAGAATCTCCATCCCATATTTTTATCGACATTTTAAATCCTCACTATACAACATACCAAACGAAACCAGTTTTCTTACCAGATCCATCTGTAGGTGCAGAAGTTACAATTTCAAAATCTCTAGTATCGAAATCAGTAAGAGCTACTTGCTTCATAGTACCATCATCATTTACCACTACTCTATCTGCATCAGCAAGTGTGGTAGAAGTTGCACTTGTACCACCATCCATAATATTTAGTTCTCCTGCCAACGCAGTTACTAGAGTACCCCCTAGTTTTAATCCATTTGAAGCATCATGTGACGCTATATCTACATTTGAAGTACCATCAGCAAAAACAACATTCATGTTTTCATCGATTGATATAGCTGGTGTAGTTCCTACTGTTGAACCTTTCCCTATTACCAAATCATCGGCAGAATCATCAAGAGCAATATAAAAATCCTGCGCGTTTCCATCGAACACTATCTTTGTATCCTCTGCTCCTGCATCTCCTATAGTTAATGTTGGAGTTGAACCTGATATTTTTAAGCTATCTCCTACATTCAAATCAACAAAAGCATCAACAACAGCAGCACCTGAGCCAGCACCATCTGAATATACAACTTTGACTTCACCATTAGGTATAGTCACATTTGCTCCAGAGCCTTGAGATATAGCTATATCTTGTGAGCCACTTGTAGCGTTTTCAATCATCCAAACTTTTGATACTGTATTTGGGGCTATAGTAATAGTACAAGTAGAGTCTAATGTACCTGTATATTTAACATACATGCTTCTTACTGGATCTGTTGCACCATCTGCAATAGTCGATGTATGTGTATCTGCGTTAGTAGTAATTGCTTCAGTGCCAAAACTAAATGCTTCAGCAATAAGCTCTAAGTTGGTATTTGTGGTATTACCCCAAGTACCTGACTGTTCACCAGTTGTTATTTCTTCTAATCTTAAATCGTTTACATATGTACTTGCCATAATTTTTCCTCTATGCCGCTATTTCTGTCCAATTAGGAGTTTGAGAATCATCTACTAAACTCCAAACATTAGGTGTTTTAACAACACCTGTTCCTGAGTTCCCTGTAACTGCAATAACAGCACCTGCTGTTATTACTACTGATCCTACACTAGAAGTTCCAACAAACCCAGTTTCAAGTAAAACTTGATCATGTAGTATAGATACTGTTCCTACAGAACCAGTAGCTCCAGATATTCCTGATGATAAAGTAGCTGTAGCCTTAGCTGCTACTGTTTCATCGCCTGTTGTTCCTGTACCAGCATTACCTGTCAAACTTAAAACTGCACCACCTGATACAGTTACAGTTCCTACAGAACCAGTTACACCAAATCCTGTTTCGGCTATTGTTTGGAATAATCCAAAATCAACATCCCCAAGAGCAGTTGTTCCAGCAACTCCTGTTACAGATACATTTGCCCCTGCTGTTACAGTTTCATCACCAAGTGTACCTACTTGAGCATTACCAGTTACACCTGTAACCGCTGCTCCTGCTGTTACTACTGTTCCTAACGAACTTGTTAGTGCAGATTGAGTAACAGCTAAAACTTGATCGGTAAGAGTATCCTCATTACCAAGTGCAGAAGTACCGCCAACACCTGTTACTTCTACAGTTGTCCCTGCTGGCTCACCAAAAGGACCATCGCCCCATGTGCTTCTGCCCCAACCTGCTGCCATTGTACTAAGCTATTCTAATAATAGCGTTACTAGCATCTGCTGTTGGGAACTGGACAGTAAAATCTCCATTTGTTGAAGCTTTATCTGCTCCAAAATCTAAAATACATACAGCAGGATCACCTGAAGCACTATCGTTAAATATCATTGCACCTCTAGCAGTTATAGTTGCTGAACTAAAAGTTGCATCTGAAAAATCTGTTAATGCTGTTGTACTAGAAGTAGATGGATCTACTCTAGTTAATGATGTACCTTTTGCTGTATAATTTGTTCCACTTACTTCATTTGAAGTAGTATATGCAGTTGTAGCAGCCCCTAGTGAAGCAGAACTTGTATATAAAGCTATATTGAAAGTGCTACCACCACTGTTTAAAAAATTATGTTTAGCCTCCATCAATTCTTTCTTGAATGAGGTGCACATAGCCTGAGTTATTGCCATTTTTAAAGTCTCCTTAAAATCTCAGCCATATCTTTATGACCTTGTTTAGTTAAAAGATTAAACATAGTTGTTCTATCACTGTTTATCGCATCTTTACACGCTAACATAATAACATGATATACTCTACTTTTAAAAGCTTCTGCTTGCGCTCTAACTTCAGGACTAGCACCCTCAGCGACAAAAACAATTTTTTTTACTGCTCTTTCAGCTATTTCTTCAGGTGTAAACCCTCTATTGTGAGTAGTATGGACATTTACACTGCTTATATCTGCTTGTACTTCTACATTAAACATTAACTAACCTTAATTTTTTTTTGTCCAGTTCTATATGCATCAGTTCTAGTATAGCCATCGCCTTCCATTTTTAATAATCCCATAGCAATCTGAAATTGCTCATTGTAACTTTGTATAACATCTGGCTCACCTTTCATAAATATGTAAGCTTCTACTAAAGATCCATATAACAATGCATTTTCTGCATTTGTACCTAACCAACTTGTACCATCAGTACTTTCAGTAATAGATTGTGGTTCAAAAAAATAATGTAATTCTGCTGTAAGATCGACATCAGGTGTCGGACCTAGAATAAATGAATCATCATCTAGTAAAGCATAATACTTAGGAGTTCCTGATGTAGCAGATACAGGATATAACTCTCTTATATAGTTTACATCCTTATTAACTAAATACTCATATGAACTACTGTTTAGTATTGCTAAAGAATAAGTTCTTAAAAAATCACTCGGTGTAGCTAGATATTGATTATTAGCAGTTATTGATCCTGTTACATTCTTTCTAAATACTGGTAGCTCTACACTTCTTAGTATTTTTTCTTCTGTGCTTTTAACAAATTGCGGAATATTATTATTAAAAGTAGTTTCAGTATTTTCTGTGTAATCTTTAATTGCTTGAGTTAAAGTTGTATATGTCCATGCCATTAGCTTGTACTCACTGTTACATTACCAATCTTGCCTTCTATATCAAGACCTACAGTTCTACTTCCTAATGCACTGTTACCACCGCCTACTGGATCAAAAGCAAAAAATCTCCTGCTTTCACCCTCTGCTGTATCTGGTCTTGTGTTTCTTAAAGCTTGAGGATCTAAAGTTCTTATTCTACCTAACTGCAATTGCGGATGATCTTGATCAATCATATCTTTACCAATCATTTTGCCTGTAGGTCTATTATTTTCTATTTGATTTACTAAGTCCTTCATTGGATATCTAAATCCAGTTCTATCGCAAAAACCAAAAGCAAACTTACCTTTAGCATAACTAGCCATTACGAATAACCTCCCGGAACCATAAACAATGATGCTCTTTCTCTATCTGACTCTGATGCTAAAGTCCATTGCTCTTCATAAATTTGTTTTAGCAAAGGTGCTCTTTCGGTCGCTTCAGGTTTTTTTAGACTAATATAATAAGCTAATCCAGCAGTTAAACATGGCAAAAATCTTACAGGTACATCAGTGTTATTTGATCCTACTGATCCTGTATCTTCTATTCTTTGCATATAATAGTAAACCAATGTGTATGTTTGAGCATTATCAGGGACGGGCCATAAATTTATTGATATAGCACTAGGATCTCTTTCCACCCAATATTGTAAAGGTTTACTAGATTCTAACTTATTACTTAAATGAGAAAACTGGCTAATAGATATTCTAGTCAACATTTGATCTGTTTGCTTAGAGGTATTACCTGCATCAACTCTTACAAAAGCCTCTATAATATCTAGCTCATCGCCAGATAAAGTATATCTAGAAGTACCTGATGTAAGTGCTTGAGTACCTTCTTGTATTGTCCAAAGATTAAGACCACGATTTTGCCACTCTAAAAACATCAAGTC